GCCTTAGACGTAGAATGGCTTGGGCAGGCGGATCTAATGAGAAGATACACCAAACATTCTGCGTTGATGGAAAAAGAAGCGGATGAGGCTAAGGAACGGCTGGAGGCGGGAAAAGCCCGGATCGAGATGGAGATCAGATCGAATCCGGAAAAATACGGATTACTAAAGGTGACGGAAGCATCTGTTAGCAGCGCCGTCCTTCTCCAAAAAGAATATCAAGCTCTGGTACAAGAGCACATCAATACCAAATACGAGGCCAATGTAGCAAAAGGCGCAGTCAGAGCAATTGATCAGCGCAAAGTAGCCCTAGAAAATCTCGTGAACTTATTCGGACGGTCTTATTTCGCAGGACCGAAAACTCCCAGGGATTTATCTAGCGAATGGCTGAAAGAAAAGAAAAGAAAGGAGAGTAACACAAAGGTCAAAATTCGACGTAAGAAGGTGAGAGCACGGGAAGCGGCGGATTGATGATATCAATGCGCCCCATGTCCCAGTAAAATATTAGCTATCAGGATATTATCCAAAAACTCACAGAACAGAAGGAGGCAATCAATAATGGTAAAAAAAAGAGACAAGAGTAAGAAAAGGAGATTCAAAGGAGCGGTTAGTCGGAATGCCGCCAAACAATCTCGTGGAACACAATACGGGCATCTCAATCTGCCAAAAGGCATAAGCGTATTTCGTGAAGAGCCAAAGACCAGAGTTAGCTTAGACATCCTGCCTTATACTGTGACGGATGCCAATCACCCCGACAGGGACGATGAATATGCAATTGCATCTCCTGGGGAGCTGTGGTACAAGCGTCCTTATTGGATTCATCGAAATATTGGAGCGAGTAACGAATCGGTTGTTTGTCCAACTAGTGTCGGGAAACCTTGTCCTATTTGTAAGCATCGGGCACAAATGCTAAAGGATGGAGCCGATTGGAACGATGATTCAGTAAAGGCGCTGAAACCTTTCATGCGCAATCTGTATGCGGTAGTTCCGAAAGGCAACAAAAATTATGATGAAAAACCGCACATTTGGGACATCAGCCAATTCCTCTTCCAAGACAAATTGAACGAGGAAATCCAAGAAAGCGAAGAATTTGAAACGTTCCCGGATCTGGAAGAAGGCTATACGTTGCGAATCCGATTCAGTGAGGAATCAATTGGAACGAACAAATTCGCGGATACTTCAAGGATAGACTTCATTGAACGAGAAACCCCTTATGACGAATCTATTCTTGAGAAGATTCCTTCTTTGGATGAACTTCTCGTCATTCCTTCGTACGCTGCTCTGGAGGCGATGTTCTTCGGAGGTCTCAGCCAAGAAGAGGTGGCAGAAGATGCGGACGAGAGTGAAGATGAATACGTAGATGAAGATGAAGATGAGGAAGAGACGCCTTCACGCCGCAGGAAAGCGAGATCTCAGGAAGAGGAAGAGGAAGAAGAGGAAGAGGAAGAAGAGGAGGAAGAGGAAGAGGAAGAAGAGGAAGAAGAGGAAGAAGAAGAGCCGAAAAAAAGCCGTGCGAAATCCAAGAAAAAAGAAAAAGAGAAGCCAAAGGGAGGCTCACCGAAAAAGAGCGGCAGTAAAAAAGTTGGAGGTAAAACTGCCCAGTCTAAATGCCCTCATGGTCATCAATTCGGAGAAGACTGTGAAGAGTATGATGAATGTGATGCCTGCGAAATGTGGGAAGCCTGTATGGACATGGAGCTCCACAAATAACCCGGTTTAATGAGCCATTGAGAATACAAGAGGCAGGAGGAAGATATGAAAAAACTGAATCCATTCAAGAATCGAAAGCAACAAGAGGGTTTAACATCCAATAGCAAAATAATAGGCGGACATCTCCCCCTGCCTCTTGTTTATAGACTAAAATTAATAGCAGCTTACCAGGGAGAAAATATCCGATGGGTATTACAGCAAATGGCGGAAACGTGGAGCGAGTCCATTGGCAAATCGAACGAAGAGCTCATAAAGGGACTCGCAGAGAAAGCAATAGAGGAATGGAATAGGAGAAAGAAAATGGAAGGGATCTTAGCAAATAAAAAGGCTCGTGAGGAATATTTACAGGAAATCAAAACAATTCTATGCCGCCGGAAAATTTCTCATGACCACGTAGAAATGATAATTAGCGAGATGAAAACGAGAATGAACGGGAATGGTGGGATGAGATGAAGAGGACTAGGATCCATAAAAAGCTAAGTTCTCAAATAGAGGAAAAATTAGACAACGGCAAAAAGAAAGAGCCCCCGGACATTCAAAAATATGATGGTTCCAACGACAACGTAGTATCTACCGGATCCACTCTGTTGGATCTGGCTATCAGCGGAGGGAGATTCCGAGAAGGAGGGATACCAACCGGAATTTTTGTTGAAATTTTCGGCCCTTCCGGAACAGGCAAAACCGTACTGCTTTCTCAAATAGCAGGTAACATACAAAAGCGAGGCGGCAAAATAATGTTCCATGATCCGGAGGGTAGGCTTAACCAACAGTTCGCGGCTATATTTGGACTTGCGTACGATGAAATTGAATACACCATGCCAGATACCGTACCGGAGATATTCAAATCCGTCCGAAAATGGGTGCCGGATGAGGATGAGAAGGAATCGTCCTTGTATGGAGTTTTCGCAGATTCTTTGGCTGCTCTATCCACGGACATGGAGATGGGGAAAGAAGAAGGAGACAAAATGGGAATGCGGCGGGCTAAAGAATTCAGCGAGGAGTTAAGAAAAACTTGCCGCATCATAACCCAGCGAAACGTTCTCATGGTTTGTTCAAATCAAATTAGGCAAAACCTGGATGCTGGACCTTATGGAACGAAATATAAAAGCCCGGGTGGGGAAGCAATCGGATTTTACTCCAGCCTGCGCCTTCGCTGTAAAAGTCCTGAAAAAATAAAGGTCAAACGCAAAATCCGAGACAAGGAACATGAACGGGTGATAGGGGTAAAGACAGAAATAGAAGTGTTTAAATCTTCCATCTGGAAGCCTTATCATTCCGCGGAAGTATACATTTTATTCGACTATGGTATTGACGATATTCGCGCGAACCTTCGATTCCTCAAATCAATAACGGGATCCTACAAGTTAGAGAATATTCTGTTAGGCAAAACCTTGAACAAAGCCATCGAGGCGGTAGAGGAAGGCGATCTTGAATCGACGCTGAAAGATGAAGTGATTAAATTGTGGAATGAGGTAGAGAAGAAATTTGAAGAACCAAGAAAACCCCGAAAATGGTGAGGTTGATAAACGTGACCCTTTCATCCCTACCTCAGAAAAAAACAATCCGATTAAGATTAATCGGAGGCCCAGAACACGGGAGGGAAATAGAAATAATCAAGGGAATCTCTGAAATAACCCTACCCGGAATTGGAGCAAATGGCCTTATACAGCGATCGATTTATCGGCGATCACGAGGCAACCCGAATATATTTACGTACGACGACGGCAAGCGAAGATTATTAACAGCACATTACCGCTGCCCTATCGAGGCTGTGGAAGAAGGGGAAGGGATAGAAAAAACCGAGGCAAAAACATATAATGCCTTTACTGATTGGATGAAGGAACAGGGGTGCGCTCGCTTTGAGATTCTGAATTACTCATTTCGGGAGATAGGGGAAGGATACTTGCTCCGCGCCGAAATCTATGTTTATGCTGGGGAAATCCTAGAAAAGACGGATGCCGAAATCGAAGAGGAGAAGAGGAGTGGGCGAAATCGTAATTAAAAAAAGAACTCGCATAACCAATGCGTCCGCCAAGGCTAAAGGCAGAGCGTTACAAAAATGGGCCTGCCAAAAAATATCCGAACTATTGGGAATACCATGGGGGAAGGATGAACTAATTGCGTCCCGGGAGGCTTCTCAATCTGGAACTGACGTTCGATTGATAGGAGAAGCCAAAAGGCGGTTTCCATATTCAGTGGAATGTAAATCGCAAGAAACGTGGTCCGTTCCATCATGGATAAAACAGGCTAAAAATAATCAGATGGAAGGCACTGATTGGCTATTAATATGTAAGAGAGGCCGGGAGAAGCCGGTTGTGATTATGGATGCGGAGAGATTTTTTGAATTGTTGAAGGCAGGAAGGAATGTGTAATGTAAGGGGGTATTAAAAATTTCTTCAGGAGGACTATCTACTATAATAAAAATGGAGGGATATAAAATGTCAGGAGATTTCTGTTCAGCAGAGCGAGTGGAACAAGTGGTAAGATTGAAGGAACCGAGCATTTTTATCAAATTGTGGAGGCTGGTTAACCAATTTAATCCTTGGAGGAAAAGGCCGGAAAGCAATCTGGAAAAGCATGCCAGGAGAGAATTAGAAATAATAGGAGCATTCTCAAAAGGAGGAGATTTCTACGGGGGCATGACAGGGGAAGCCGTCATGGAGCTTGTGAAAGTCTTCGCGAATCAGGGACATTCCGGCATGTCCGCCAATATTGTTCGCAGCCTGTTTTCGAAGGTGGCTAATTTCAAACCTTTATCTCCCCTTAGAGGAACAGAAGATGAATGGGGAGAGCCTTTCTCAAAGGATGGAGCTCGCCAAAACAAGAGATGCAGTCGTGTTTTTATGGACGGGGATGGGAGCGCCTATGATATCGCAGGTAAAGTGTTCCGAGAGCCGAGCGGAGTATGCTATACCAATCGAAACAGTAGGGTTTCTATAACTTTCCCGTACATCCCGAAGACAGAAATTGTGTATGTGCCTGCAGGAGAGGATTTCCCTGGAGAATAAAATAGCGCTCCCCAGATGCCGTGTTTGCGGCAAAGCCTTAAAGAATCCCGAGTCAGTCAAACTAGGCATTGGGCCGGTTTGCCTAGCTCGGGAGATGGGACAAAGAGCCCGAAAGAGAACAATATTACATAGTGCTATTATTCCCAGATTGATTGATGTGAAGGAAGTCGAAAATGTTAACAAAGGTTGAAATCGAGAATTACCAGTCCCATAAAAAGACAGTCCTGGAATTCATTCCTGGAACGAACGTGATCATTGGAGAAACCGATGCCGGAAAATCCGTCATCCTCCGAGCAATAAGATGGGTGGCGGAAAATCGTCCTTTGGGGGATGGCTTTCGCTCTGAATGGGGTGGAGATACGAAAGTGACCCTCCACACCTCAGAAGGAAACGTCATCGAGAGAATCCGAACGGCATCACGAAATGAATACATAGTCAATGGGATGGTGCTAGAAGCATTCGGCGCGGCTGTACCAGAAGAAGTGATAAATGTCTTGCAATTGGACTCCGCCAATATTCAAACTCAAAGGGATGGCCCCTTTCTATTAGCGGCAACTCCAGGAGAAGCAGCTAGACTTTTGAATAAAGCTGCCTCTATTGATGATATTGATCGAACGATTTCGGAATTGAAAAAAAGCCAAAACAAATTGGATTCCAACATAAAGCACTACCGAAGTCAACTCTTGGAATCCAATCAACAAATGGAGCAATATTCAGATATTCCCATCATAGAAAATAAGCTAAAATCAGCGGAAGAATTGGAAAAAATAAGAGAAGAAAAAGCGAGGGCTTTGAAAAACTTGAGACAGGCGGCGAGTACTGCCGAAAAGATAGGAGGACAATTAAAAAAGATGGAACATGTTCCGGAATTGTTCCAAAAATGCATCGCTATAGAAAAGCAATTATCCTCCTATCGTAACAGGCGATCTCTTCATGAAAAACGCTCGGAAGCGGTTAGAAGATTGCGTGAGCTTCAAGATCTACTAAATTCTACCGAATATGTTGAACATGCGATTTCAATCCTAAAGGAGGCGGAGGAACAGGCCGCTGGCAGGAAAGAGAAAGATCGTCGATTGCGAGAACTGATGAGACTGAATAACAAGGGACGGCAATTATCTGTATCAATAGACAAAATACAAAAAACAGTCGAGAAAAAGGAGCAAGAATTTCTTGAGCTTTCTTCTCAGTCTTGCGTCCATATTTCAAAATCAGGATGTCCCGTTCTTGGGATCCCGCGGGAAGAATAAGGCATGGTAAAGAGGAGGTGAGGCGTTGAAGGCGACAGGAATTGTAAGGCGAGTTGACGATCTGGGACGAGTGGTGATTCCGAAGGAAATAAGGAATTTGAACGGAATGAAATCAGGAACCCCATTGGAATTTCTCGTGTCCCGGGACGAAATTATTCTCCGGATCTACCAACCCGGCTGCGTCTTTTGCAGAGAAATAGACGGAACCAGGATATTCAAAGGCAAATCCGTATGTAACGCATGCCGGGCGGATATTCTACGAATCCATTATAAACCCGGAGAACAGCAAAAATTGTTTGAATAGCAACAAGTAAGGAAGGTAGGAAAATAATGAGGATGAAAAGGACGCGGAAAACGAAAACGATAACAACAAAACCAGCTGACGCCATACTAGTATCGGATATGCACTTAACGGACTCAATCCCAGTTTCTCGAATAGATAATTACCTGCTGGCGCAAAGATCTAAGCTTCAATTTTTGCAGTCGTTAAGCGCTCAAAACAATAATTGCCCTATACTATGCGCAGGAGATATCTTTAACCACTGGAAGGCGAGTCCATGGCTTTGCGGAATTGCTTATCGCCATCTACCGCGTCCTTTCATCGGCATACCAGGCCAACACGATCTTCCCGAACATTCGTTAAAACAATATGAGCGGTCGGCATTAGGATTACTTGAGGCTGTTTCGGACAAGGAAGAATTTATCATCCTTCGCCAGATGGGAGAGCAAATACAGAGAAAAAATTTGAGGATTGTTGGTATTCCGTTTGGGGAATTACGCAATTTTGAACCGGACGAAAGCCTGAAGTTCGCGCTGCCTGATCTTCGGCGAATACTCATCTTACACGAATTAACCTGGCAAGGCAAAAAACCGTCCTGGGATAAGGGGAGCCGGACAGATATAGAATTGATTAATGAATTCGGGAATTATTTTGACTTAATTCTTACCGGAGATAATCATGAAGGATTTGTCACCCGCCAAAAAGATCCTCTCCATTCCCCGAGAGATTGTATCTTGGTCAACCCCGGAAGTATGATGAGAAGAACAGCAGATCAGGCAGATTACCAGCCTCGGTGCTATCTTTATTATGCCGATGAAAATGATGCCGTCCCGGTCTATTTTCCTATTGAGATGAATGTTCATACTCGAGAACACATAGATAAGGAGAAAGAGCGAGATGAACGCATAGCTGCCTATATTGAGCGAATCAAGAAAAACTGGGAGGCGGGGCTTTCGTTTAGAAAAAATTTGGAATTGTTCTTTCGTGAAAATAAAGTACCTCGAAAAATCAAGGAAATCATCTATAATGCCCTAGAAAAAGAAGGGTAAAATTAAGTTTTTAAGGATTTAAAAAAATTTCGTGCTCTTATTTTAGCTTCTAAGCGACTTTTAAAGGCCTCCTAATATAATAATACCAAAAGCCATTTTAAAACGGCTTAGAAGCTAAAATAAGAGCACAGCAAAAATAGCAAAAAGCCTTATTTTATAAGGGGTTTCAAGAACGCTTAACATACAGGGATGAGGAGGGAGAGTAGAAGATGTCAAGCAAAGAAAATCTGGGACAGCGACTGTTGGAACTCAAAGAAGATTTGGAAGAGAAAAAATCCGAGCGCTCCGAGCTGCAAGGAGAGCTAAAAAGCGTGATGAAACAGCTGAAAGATCTCGGGGTGGATTCCTTAGAAGAGGCGGAAGAGCAAATCGAAAAGGAAGAGCAGGAACTGAAAAAAATAGAAGCCTCAATTGAACAACAGATAGAGGAAATCGAAGAATTAATGGAGGAAAGGTGAGGGAGCTTATATGGAAGGCGATTCCTTCAGAATACAAAAAATAATAACCCCTGAACAACTAATTCATTCTGTTATAAATCCGATGGCGCTTTGCGCTAATGAGTTCTCTTGTATGCTCTGGGCGGTTCCGAAGGGAGATTGGAAAAGTGCAAGAAATGACTAATCATCTTCAAGATCTACGCAGCAAGCTGGAAAATCGCAAAGGGGAGCGGGACCAATTACAGCGCTCCATCGATGCCCTGGAGGATAAAATTAAGCAGGATAAACGTGCCCTCATCCGGTATGAACGCGCTCTAGAAATAGTCAAGAAGGTAGGCCTAGCCACACAGAAGCAATTAGAATATCATCTTTCGGAGCAAGTCAGCCTTGCCTTGGAGGCGGTGTTTGATGACCCGTATAAGCTCAAAGTTGAATTCAGGGAAAATCGGGGCAAAACGGAAGTTGAGTTTTTATTCACCCGGAGAAATCTTGAATTCCCTCCATCAGACAATGCCGGGGAAGGAGCGATAGCCGTCGCCGCGCTTGCCTTGCGAACGGCGTATTGGTCAATGAGACAGGATAAAAAAGTCCGGCCGCTTTTGCTCTTGGACGAACCACTCATTCGATTGAAAGGAATAGACGCCAATCGCCGCGCATTGGCCATAATACAGGAAATCAGCCGCAGATTGGGATTGCAAATCATTATGGTGAGCGATGAACGAGTACCTCGGGAGGATATCGTTTCCAATGCGGATAAAGTTTTCTCTGTTTCACAAAGCCGGGATGGAATCAGTAGCGTGTCAGAGGTTTAATTGATCGGCTCTCTCGGAGCGCATCGACTAAAACTATTAAAATCCACCAGAAGTAAAAAGCCCTGTCGTTGATTTTCGATGGGGTTTTCTTATCTTTTACAAAATTTTTTTCAAAAAACATGAGATTTTTTAATTTTTTTTTAAAAAAACCGTTGACTTAATATATATATTAGGTTATAATTATAGTAGAGAGAGAAAAGAAAACGTTCTTTGAAAACCGAAAACCGAAGCAAGACCAAAGGACCTGAGTGAGCTGAGTAGGAAGGCAAGCCGCCGGAGAGGGGCGAAGCCCGAGGCTCCCGGAAAAGGAGGCCCAACGAAAAGCCGACAGAGGCAAGGTTAAGCGAGGCGGACGGAAAATAAAGAAAAACCCGAAAGGGCGGGAAGTAACCCGATATCACGAGCCCGGAAACATGGGGCCACGACCTGTAAGACCTGGAAGGGCGCGCTTGATGACGGAGCCGTAGGGGGCGGCGATGACGAGAGACGCTAAAGACGGAAAGGCAAGCGAGCGCCAAGTTAACGGAAGGGTGAACCGGAAAAGGTGAGCTGAGGCGAAGGCCGCGCTCATACTTCTGGGATTGAGCAAGAACAAATTCTTTTCTACCGGCCCTGAACTGAGCCGTCAGGGTCGTGAGAAGGGAGGTTTAAAAATCAAAAAAAAGGAGTTGCTCAAAGTGTATCAACTTAAAAACGAATTACAAAATTATTTCCCCGCTTTCCTTATTGAGGATTGGGAGACCCCAAATCCCAATCACACCCACTTTTCTATCTTTAAATCAACTTTCTACAAGGATTTGGTTTATAACATCCACGTCCTTCACCGCATCAATGGCGGGGTTGTCGTTATTTACAAAAACGGTTACCCCTTAACCAATTTCAAATTTAATTACTTCAATCCGCGGTGGGAGGAGCTGGTTGCCTTCCGCATCAACAACATCATCCAATAACCTTTACCCGGGCTTCCGGCCCGGGGTGAGTTGGTCGAGAGACCAATTGACCCGGGGCCGGAACGAAATTAAAAAAAGGAGTTGTTAAGAATGAAGAAATTTATAATTGCGGATGAGGGTTTGCTCAATCGCGCAGCCATTGTGGTTGCGAGAGACGAAAACGAAGCAGCGGTCAAATATTATGAGGTTGCCGCTGCGAGTGGTGAACAGTACGGAAACCAAGGAATTAAGATGTTTACGATCGGAAACATCACATGGAATGATAGCCTGCAAAACATGAACACCATGACGTTTCGACATTATGCAGATTTACAAGACCTCCATAATGCCTGGATAGAGGATGTTCTTCCGATTAATGTGTGGATTAAGTACGCACATTCCGCAATTGTGGTTTAGTTGGCTGGCGTAAAAATCGTGCGAACGGGGATAAATAGATCCCCGTTGCCCTTTCGAAGGGAGCCAATAAAAAAAGGAGGACAGAACATGAGGGAAATTAAATTTCGAGCGTGGAACTGCGAGACAAAACGATATGACCCGTGTTTCTATTTGCTCAGCGAAGGAGATGGCATTATCAATGAAATAATCGGCATCGAAGATGATAATGGAAACGAGCAGTTAATAGAGCATGGGGAGGTAATCATTCAGCAATTCACCGGCCTGAAGGACAAGAACGGCAAGGAGATATACGAGGGCGATATTGTTTTTATTGATGATTCAATTGGGAAAATTGGCTGGAACAATGAAGCTTTGTGTTTTTGTATTTACTTTCTAATGGAAGACGCCGTCTTCCATGACGAACGACTATGCGACTATATAAAAGACATCGAAGTCATCGGTAACATTTTCCAGAACCCAGATCTTCTTGAGTAAGTTGGCTGGCGTGAGAATCGTGCGGAAGGGAGCTTCGCTCCCTTCACCCTTATTAAGGGAGCCAATAAAAGGAGGTAATAAAAAAAGATGAACGCTCAAGAAAGGACAATTAATCGGATTCATGAAAGTTTGAAGGATGCTGTTCAACGTTATAATGAGACTTTTGGTAAGGAACATAATCGCACGAAAGTCTTGAACTTCGAAGTAAGAGATTTAGGAGTTAACAACATTAAAGTGGTGCACTTCGAAACAAATTTTTCTGGAGGTAGTGTTTTCACTGAATTTCGCGGTCATTTGTTTGTAGGCCGACGCGGAGGTTTGAAAGGCGAAGTAAGGACGCTTTGTAATAGTTCCAAAGTTCAAGGACGCAAAGACCTTTACAAAGTGACCATGTGGATTTACTGAGACGACTGTTCCTGTGGAGGAACGCGATGCGTTTATGGATAAGGGAGGAGGGGCCAGAAATTGAAACTGAATCTTGACCCGGTTGAGTTTGCAGAGTTTTGCGGTGGGCGAGGTTTGCATGTAACAATACTTGAGACAGAGCAAACCATCGCCGGAAGAATCGAATTTAACTCCCCGGAGGAACTTCGCTCCATGATGGCGGAGTTCCTTAAAAGCAAAGTAAAAGCAAAGGAGCAGGAATAATGGATCGGTGTGAATGCTGCCGCAGAAAGCTTCGGCGTGATGAGGGTAAAGTTTGCCGCTTCTGCGCTGGGGAGATCCGGAAGCAGCTCAATGCCGCTATCCGAGATTGGGAGGATTGGGAGAAGCGGCTCAATGCTGCTATCCGAGATTGGGAGAGGCAAGAGGAATTATTATGCAAGTGGATTACTAAGATGAAAGGGAGGAAAAGGAAGGAATGAAAAACATCGTAACCATTCCAGAATCCTTGGATAGTCGCAAGAAAACGTGGCGCAAGCGGCTACAATCTGTGGATAAAAGCAAATCAAACGGATTTGCTTTTATCGGCGAGTGGTTAAGAGCTGGGGAACAGGCTGAATTGGAGGTTGGAGCTTTTGTTTTAGCCTATGATGAGCCCGGAAGCATGAAGAATTGGTACCCACAGGTGAGGCTGTTCAAAGTGACCGACCAGGGATTGGAAGAGGTGTTCTCCTGGAAAGGCGACTATGGAAAGCGCTCCTGGGCGCTAGCGGTCAGGGACGAAATAGCCAACATGCTAGCGAGCACCTCCGATCCCAAAGTACTCCTGGAGGAGTTGCTTCAGCGCAAAGAGCAGCTTCAAAAGGAATTGGATTTGGTTAATGAGCAAATAGAGATGCTTAACCAAATCCAACAGGATCAATAACTTGGGTATTGACTCTGCGCCAGATTGAGCTGCTGGCGCAGGGATGAATCCCCAAGGCTTAAAAGAAAGGAGGAGGTTCATGTGGAAGAAATCGTTGAAGCATCAGAAAAACTTTTTACTTTGGCGGGGCATTTAGATCGCGCCAAGGATCTCCTGGTTCTTCCTGTACGTCAGGAAGAGCCGGGAAAATGCCTTGATGCGAAGTTGCTTAAAACGGTAGCCGCCGACATAGTAGGCAGCGCAGTTCGTTTCTACCAACATGTTGCTGATTGGTAGAGACCCTCAGGCGGAAGCCTGGGGTGAG